TTCAGAAAACCGAGTGTCCTGATAATGGTCTATGATGAGGAGCGGGAAGCGACTGTCATTATCCATGAGATCAATCCGCAGGAGGTCACGATCTCCCAACTCTCCAAGCTCATCCTCTCAATCGCTTGGCCTCGCAAGTTGAAAGACTCCGCTCCAGGTCCTCGCATATGGTTGGACAGTGGGATTGCAGATAAAGCGGGAGCCGCTCGGAATGATCAAACAGGAAGAACAGCATTCAGGGAGATAATGAAAGCTCCCGATCAAGGAGGGATTGGACTTCCTCTTCGATATACAACCGATCCCGTATTGACTAACGTCCTAAACGGAATCCAAAAACTAAAGCGCGCCTTCGCTCGTCGCAAGTATCTTTGTACTCGGGAGGTATGGACGAGAGGAGAAAGAGCGACAGGAAACTCATTTCGAAAAGCAATCCTCTCCTATGGATGGACTCCAACAAAGGACGAACCGAAGAAGGATGGAAGAGAAGATCCTTTGGACGCTCTTCGCTATGATTGTATAATTCATCATTGGAGTGACCTCTCCACTCCATCATACTCTCCAACCTCCCGAGCTAAAAGACAAGAGAGACGGACTCGGAGGATCGGACGAAAGGAATCATTTTGAAACTAATCAATGGAGACTCAATGGAAGTCTTGAAAGATCTAGAGGACAACTCAATCGATTCGGTCGTGAGCGATCCTCCCTATGGATTAAGTCAGATCTCAACTCAAGTCTTTAATGAATGTATGCTCAAGTGGTGTACAGATGATCGATCCTTTATGCCTTCCTCAAAGGGATTCATGGGGAAGAGTTGGGACTCCTTCGTTCCTCCTCCTTCTCTTTGGGATGAAGTATACAGAGTCTTAAAGCCTGGAGGACACGCTTTGATATTCGCAGGATCAAGGACTCAAGACTTGATGGGATTGAGTTTAAGACTTGCAGGATTTGAGCTGCGGGATTGTATTCAATGGATTTACGGAAGCGGCTTCCCAAAGTCTTTAAATATCGGAAAGCAGTTGGAAGAATGGGAAGGATGGGGAACAGCTCTCAAGCCTGCTTATGAGCCTGCTCTTTTAGTAAGAAAACCGTTTAGAGGATCAGTCGCTCAAAACGTCCTTGAGTATGGAGTTGGAGGGATTTATGTTGATGGATGTAAAGTGGGAGATGAGATCATCAAAAACGGTAAGGGGGTGATGAGTGGAGCGACTCCTATCGTTCCTTTAAAAGAGGACTTCATCGGAACATCTCGAGTGGGTCGATGGCCTTCCAATATCCTTCTCAACGAATCAATTAAAGAAGAATGGGCAAAATATTTTTATTGTGCGAAACCTTCAAGAGAGGAAAGAGAGAAAGGACTAGATGTGTTTCAAGAATCTATCTCAGGAGTCGGAGCCTTGAGAGATGAAGGTCGTAGCAAGTTGAGAAGAAAAAACATTCATCCAACTGTAAAGCCGATCGACTTGATGAGATATTTATGTCGACTGATTACTCCTCCAGGAGGGACGACTTTGGATCCATTCATGGGAAGCGGATCAACGGGAATCGGAGCGATCAAGGAAGGATTCGACTTTATCGGGATTGAGAGGGAGGAGGAATACTTCGAAATCGCGAAGGCTCGGATTGAATATTGGACTTCGATCGATCTCAGTTATGAAGACAATGAAGAGAAGTCAGTCGACTCTCAGCTCTCGCTCTTTGGATAAAAAAAGACTCCGAACTAGATTGAATCTCAAAGAAAAAAACTACTCTCTAATCAATAGTAAAATTGTTTAAAGTAAAAAAATGATTCTAGTCGGAGTCTTGAGGCAATTTATAAACTCTTGATAAACTTGTCAATATGTTTTATCTTCTAGATTAAAGAATGATTTTGATTGAAAAATTGGAATCTTTGGAAATAATATAATAAAGTCCTTTGTTCTTATAGAAGAGGATCAAGCATGAGCAACGAGCAAGACGAGAGAACTCCCGATCATCTCAAAGCGATGTATCCAAGATTTAGAACCCGCGGTATAAGTGGGACTCAAATCTCGGGAGGGAAGATCACGGGTAAAGAACGCAATCCAAAGCTAACAGGCCTTAATTGGGTCCAAGAAGCGGAGGACATGCTCGCGACTGATCCCGTCGTTCGTCGATCATGGCACATGTTGAGACAGACTCTCCTCTCTGCGACTTGGAGATTCGTTCCTGGAATCGCAGGAGATGAGACCTCGGAAGAGCTTGCACGCTTTGCCAATGAAGCTTATGGATTCGATGGATACGCTGGACAAATGTCCACCTCTTGGGAAGAGCAGCTCACTTATCTTTGGGAGTTCGTCCCTGTAGGCTATCGATACGCAGAGGAGATCTATAGAGTAGGTCCCGATTCAAGAGGGAAGGTCCGCGTATGGTTGGACTATTACGCAGATCGGGAGCCTTCCGCGCATAATCGTTGGTTGAGTCGAGATGGACAGCATCTCGATGGAGTCCTCCAAAATGTAGTTGGATATACATATACTCCCGAGCCTATTCCTGCGAATAAACTTCTCCTCCTCACCTTGAATCGGACGGGATCCAACTTCGAAGGAATCGGAATGCTTCGTCCTGTTTGGTGGTGGTGGAGAACTAAGCAAAGAGTCAGTAACTTAATGTGTGTCGGTTTGGAGAGATGGGCACTCCCAACTCCCAAAGTCAAAGTCGATCGCTCTCAGGCGGAGATGCAAGGATTAACCGACGCAGATATCAGTACAATGATTGAGGAAGCCGCGGATCAAGCGGAAGCCTTCCTCTCAACTGAACTCGCTTATCTTGTCGAGTCTCCTGTAATCCAATTCGATTCCTACGCGATCACTCCGAATCTATACAGTCAAGGACCTCTCGACATAATCAAAGAATGTGATAATCAAATCTCGCAAGCCTTCCTCGCTCAATTCGCTAATCTTGGGATAAGCGATACAGGATCGCGATCGGTTGGAGAGGTCCATCTCTCTGTCTTCCGAAGAGCGGCTATCAATCTTTGTGATATAGTAGCAGCTCAAGTCTCGGGAGTTGATCGAAGAGGAGGAGGAACGATTGGACGATTGATCCGATGGAACTATGGAGCGATTGATCCAAGTAAACTTCCTCGCTTAACTCATACGGGATTAGATACTGACGATCTCGCAGAGTCTTTGGGAATGCTTCCAGGTCTTGTCCAATCAGGTCTCCTTACTCCCGATGATGATTTGGAGAGAGCAATCCGAGAAAGACTTGGAGCGGGAGAACTTCCCGAAGTCGCAGAGCGAACTCCTTTGGAGCGATCAATGCTTAAAGGAGGAGGAGTCGCATCCTTAGCTGAAACTCTCCTCAAACGAAAAGGACGAGACTATGGTCAAGAAGATTAGACTCAAAGCAAAGAAGAAGAGGACGGAAGCACAGACTCCCGCTCCTCCCAAAGACAGAGTAAGAGGATCGAAGAAGAATCCCAAAGGAGCGGCAAGCGGCTCCCGAGGAGGACTCAAGATTCCTCAGTCTTCTTTAAAAGCACTTGAGAATTATCGGGATGAACATAATGAGAAGTATACTGCGAAGTCTAAACGAGTTGATCTCGGAACTCTCAAAGCAGTTTATCAAAGAGGAGCGGGAGCCTTCTCCTCCTCCCATCGTCCCCAAGTCACCTCCCGAGAACAATGGGCCTTGGCTAGAGTCAAAGCCTTCCTCAAGTTGGTTGGAACGGGAGAGAGAAAAAAGTCTTATACGACTGATCTTGATCTCCTCCCGGAAGGACATCCCCAAAAAAGCAAAGCGGAAAAGAAAGCGGAGCTTTTAGCAATCCCGAAGAAGTATGATCATATCGACTTCACTCCTCCCAAAGGAGCGCAGGAAGCAGGAGAGCGCGCTCTCAAAGTCAGAGCATCCAAGCCCGAATCTCAAAGAGGGATGACAGCTGTCGGAATCGCGCGCGCTCGTGATCTTGCGAATGGGAAGGAACTATCTCCCGAGACCGTCCGTCGAATGCTAGCCTACTTCACAAGACACGAAGTCGATAAAGAAGGGAAGACTTGGGACTCCCAAGGAAAAGGATGGCAAGCTTGGAACGGATGGGGAGGAGACGCTGGATTTACTTGGGCTAAGAAAGTAGTTAATCAAATGAATGATGCCGATAAAAAAGCACAATCCCTCCGAGCTTATTCCGAAGCGAATATCCTTGGAGAGGCTCATCCTGTTTATGACGT